GATGCCAGGTTACTACGCACTGGATGTGAACGGGGATATGCAGGTGTCCGATGGTTACGGCGTATTCACTTTTACTCATGACTCATCCAATAACACGGTTGCCTCCATTAGCAATACACCTAGCTACTCAAACTCCAATGCGACTCTGCAGGTGACGGGTGGGTTCTTCTCGACGAACGGAACAACAGTGCCGATCGCAAACGGATCAGGAGTTACAATTGGACAATGGAAAAAGGGCATAACAATCGTTTCTGCGCAAGATGTTGCATCATCTACAAACTATGTATCGCAAATTGCACTTGTGCTGGTAACTGGAAGCACGTATACAGTTGTGTCGATGGTCTATAGCAACGCAAATGCTAATATTGTTTCATCACTTAGCAATATTCAGCTGACGAGTTCTGCAAGCGGTTCGGTCATATATAAGTATTCCATCACGTACCTGCCGTCGCCTTAAACTTATCCACAATCTTGCGGATAGAAACTGATGAAACGCCAGAAGCAGCAGACACCTTTGGGATTTGACCGCCCAACACGGAACAGACAACGCCAGCCACAATCGTCTTTGGCGTGTGCTCCATCTCGGGGAGGTTATGAAGCATCAGAACAATCGCATCACGGTCTGTGTCAGAGAGATCCATATCGGCGCAGATACGTTCAGCAATACCCAGCTGGGTATTCAGGACATTGGATCCGCCATCTGTGAATCGAGTGAGAGCCTTGCACAGGGATCGGATAGACACGTGGAAGAGATTTGCAACCTCCTCGTGGGTCCTGGTTGCATCGTGCTGGCGACAGGATGTAAAGATCGCAGCCGCCATCAGAGCACGACGAGTTTCTCCGCGGGTCTTCTGTGCGTCCTCGACCTTCTTGAACATTGCACAGCCATCCATCACAATCGCCTTCGGCAGACCCGCTCGAGCACACGACTGTTGAATCGCATCAAAGATACCCATCCAAGACCTCTCTCCGTGGCTCGAAAACGACCACGCAGACAGTTTTGCAATCGACTTTCCCTCCTCTGACTGCTGTCCTCCACGACGGCGCATCATCATCGAACCGTAGGATGAATCAGGAAGGAGTTCGCTCGTGATCGTCCCGGTACGTGAGGGGTCGTCTTCAGTATTGCCATAGACTCGCCATTCTGCTCCCTCATCAATAGCAGACCCCAGAATCGTTCCACAGAGAGTGCACACGCGCTCACCATCGTTGACCACAACTTCATGATCACACATATATGTGGTTTAAAGGCGTGAAGTTGAATTTTCCATTTTATCGCATTGCCCCAAGCGTCGAAGGATCGTAGACTTGAGGACGGTAGTTTGTGAGAAGGGGTGGACGGTGCTGAGACAGTTTTCCACCGGCAGTCTTGAGCCAGGAAATCAGCAGATACTTGTCATCAATGACCCAGACCATATAGCCACCCTGGGACAAGACATTCATAATGTACTCACGAGCTTCAGCCATATTGAACAGTGGATAGCCAAATACATAGGCAGGAATCTCAAATACGATATAGGGTGCATTGGGCGCGTGAACGGCTTGTTTGCGGATCTGACCGTAGAGCTGAGACAGCACGGGTCTCATTGCGCGCATACGTTTTTCCTTGCGATCTTCTTGCTCATCCCATACATCACGAGCTTTAAGCATACTTACATACTCTTCATAAGAATGTTTCGAGCAATTGCCCTCGGAGGTGGTGGAGTGAGAGGTGGAATGATGGTTGGAGGTTTGGCAGCCTTGGAAAAAACACAACCACTTCTCTTTCCGGATGGAATCTACGGATGTTCCGCTGGATCGATTCTTGCAACGGCTGTTGCATATAAGATTCCTATTGCTGGAATTCGACTTATGTTCGAGACGGGATTCAATCTGTCGTCGGTGATCCCATCGATTAATCTGACCTCACTGACATCCTTTACCACGCAAAAGGCGCTGTTTCCTATGGATGCATTTGAAAAGGCAGTTTTGGCTGCCTTTGATGGTCAGGGAGTTGATCTTCGAAATGCAGTGATTGGAGATGCGCCACAGAAGCTACACATTCTTGCATCGAATCTCACAATACGGAAGTCTATTTTCCTGACTGGAAATGTACCCATCCTGTCTGCACTGAAGGCATCGTGCTGTCTCCCCTTCGTGTTTCATCCACCGGTTATTTTCAACAATGTATATGTGGACGGCGGAGTCTATGCACACAACATTCACAAGGTTGTTCCTCCTGAATGTTTAGTCTTTCATATCAGCCGAGCCGAGTTTAATATAACGCCTGAACGACTCCAAACGATGTCGATCACGGATTATGCTGCAACGTTGTATGAGGCGGCTCGAACTGAGTCGCAACCTGATAATGTTGTGTGGTTTAAGAATGATAGAATTTCAATCCTTCAACAGTTGACGGATGATGACAAGAAGGAGTTGTTTGACTATGGATATGCAAACGTCTCACGATTCATTGCCAAACGTCTGCCGGAGGTAGTTAGTTAATCCATCAGCTGTCGGCGTCTTGTCATATGTGTACAATCCAGTCGGCGTCTCAAGCTTGATGGTCGGGTATGCATCGACCTGGTAGAGATCAGCTGTTGCACGATCCTTCTCAGCATTCACGCGAACAAAGGAGACCTCGGTTGTGCCGAACTGATGGGGACCCGATTCGAGCTTCTCCCATTCGGGCATTGCCTTTATACAGTGTCCGCACCAGTCTGTATGGAAAAAGTAGAGATTTGCCTTGTCCTTTTGCACCTCGCGCTTGGGAGTCGACTTCAGGTACGGCTTCCACATCCGCCAAACAAGGTAGACAAGAACGGTGAATGCCAGCACAATAAGGATTGTATTCATTACTTGAGAACACGAGAAATTCTACGTTGAAGCTCAAACCAACGGCGATAGGCTTCCTCTGCATCAATACCTTCCTTGATTTGCATCCACGCAATGTCTGTTGTCATTCTCTCAGGCTCAAAAGGACGAGGTTGAATCTTAATCCATTTCCCATTGTGGCGCACTAAGAAAATGGAAGTTGTTTCCATTAGTTTCTTAGAGGTAGGTAAGTGGTAAATGGATAGTATGGTTTCGGTGGTCTTCAAGGGTATCGTCGCGGTCGCAGGTAACTACATCGTTCATTACGGGGCATCAAGGATCTACGACACATTCTGCGTCCCGCATACATTGAGCGAAATCGTCTACACTCTCGTCTCTACATCAAGTCCGGTTTGTGTTGTGGCGCTCGGCACAATGCAGCTCACGCAGAATAACTATGGAACGTTGCTGACCACAACGTTGGCGTCGCACCTTGTGACGGCTCTGAAGGTTACCTAACAAGCTTGTCCGAGTGGTTAAGGAGACGGTCTTAAGATCCGTTGGCGAAAGCCGCGTGGGTTCGATCCCCACAGCTTGTAATTTTTTCCCTTACACGCGAGGGAACCCAACCAGGTTGGCACCGATTCCGAAACCGGCACCCGTGCGAGCAGAGGCACCCACGCTAGGGGCATAGATATCCAGGATGGCGAACGTGGCAGTGGCAACGAGGGCAATCATTCCAACCTCGGCAACCTTCAGCGTCTTGCCGGGGAGAACGAACGCCGCAATCGCAACCGCAAGACCCTCCAGGAGGTACTTCACGAGGCGCATAACGAGGTCGGCCATATCAACACCGGCAGAGGGAGTGGGCTTCGGCTGAGAAGAATCAGACATTTGTTTGGTTCTTAGGTCCGAAGATTTTTTACACACCGCCCGAATACACCTTCAGTGTCACAAGCGGGACACCCACCAGCCACACAGCCCACCACGGCACATACAGAGACACATATTGCAGAATCACAAAGAACACAACCATATGGATCGCGGCAGCCATCATACCCGAACCAATGCTCAGCAGCACACCCGGTGACAGCAGAAAGAAGAGGTAGGCAGTGGTGAAGATATCGTACATTTGTGTTCTTGCGGAGAAAGGACTTTCAAAGGAACCGAGGGAACAAGTAAATGCCCCGCACTGAGCTCCCTAAGCGCGACGAGGACGGACCCATCGACTACCTCGACGAGGACCCGGAGATCCCGACGCAGAAGTACTGCGTGGTGTCTTTTATCAGTCCGGAGAAGGTGATCAAGCAGAAGGAGGAGTTCTTCTTTGAGAAGTTCGTCCAGTGGATGGACTACGAGTGGAAGGTCAAGGGAATGGAGAGCTTTATGGCATTCCTGTCCAAGAAGTACTCGATCAAGATCGATGATCTCCTGAAGGATGCGAATGACTTTGTTGGTGTGCGCAAGGATGAGGTCAAGAAGACGGACATCCACGAGCAGTACCAGATCTTCCTTCTGAAGAATGAGAAGGAGCTCCAGGAGACGTATGACAATCAGGTGGATTTCCGCACGAACATCCGCGGTGTCAAGGTCCGCCGTTCGTTTGCCACGGTGGAGGAGACGCAGATGTTTGCCAAGATCCTTCAGCGTCGCTACCCGAAGGACAATCTCTACATCGGTAAGGTCGGTGCGTGGCTGCCGTGGGATCCCTCGGAGCACCTGATGCCGGAGGTCGAGTATGCCGAGAAGGAGCTGAACGAGCTGATGCGCAAGTACAAGGAGAACGAGTCCAACAAGGAGCTCTTCTTTGCCGAGCAGCGTGAGGAGTCCATCAAGGCGCAGAAGGAGGAGAACGAGAAGCGTCGCAAGGCGAACGCGGCTGAGAAGGCGCTTGAGGATGCAGGTGTCAATCGCGCCAATACGGGCGGTGCTGCTCAGCTGGAGGATGCGTCCAAGCCGGTGCACCCGTCTGAGGGAGCTTTTCGCGACTAAACATAAATGGGTGATCGAGTCATCAAAACTGCGAAGGGTTCTCCGGTTCCCCAGGGATGGAGTATTGTAAGGTCCACTCGGACAACGCAGTATATCAAGAAAGATCAAGCTGCTCCTGTTCCTCAGGATGAGTTTGATCAGCTGTTAGCGGCTTTTAGTTCATTTGGAATTGCGGCACAGGTCGTTCCTGCTGCGGATGTTGCAATGGATACATCAGGTGGAAAGTTTACTCGCCACCGGTCTTCTTCACCCAAATGGAAGGCGGGCCGTTCTTCTTCCTCATCGAAGCGGAATTATACTCGTCGGCGGCGAGCATAGCTGACTGGAATGGTCGGTTATCAGCCCATAAGGTCTGATCGCATAACCGGAACGGCGGGTGCTCTGACGCTTTGTACCAAAAGACCTGATCATCGAGCTTGTTGGAGGACACATTGTTGCAAATGACCAGACCCTCGTAATTCTCCGTGCACTGGTCCATAAAATCACAAAACATCTCAAACGTAGGAAACATACCGGCGTAATTCTCGTAAATTCTACGACGATTACCTAGGATATTCTCGCGCAGAATGAAGACGAAATCCACGTTGGTACGCAGATTGGGTGTGATACCAAGCGGGTACTGCATAGTGATGATCGTCATCATATCCAAGTGACGACCGTTCATAAAGACAAAACGAGTTGACTCTTCGTTGATCCACTCCTTGGCTGCGTAGAGACAGTCGTCCAGAATCAGGAACGCACGAGGATCAAACGGCTGTCCACTTGCCTTGGACTTCAGAAATCGTTGTTTGGCAGCAAACTGGCGCTTGATAAATGCCTGGACCTTTGCAGGTTCATATTTATCGTGAATCAGCTTGGAAGGCACAAAAGACTGGAAATACTCGTTCACGGCTTCTGTGGGCGAGATTACCATTCCTGCCGGAAACGAGTCCTGAACGTTAAAAAGAAGATCGCGAGCCAAGAAAGATTTCCCCGTATCCTTCTTTCCGATGATGACGATCATAGGACTTTTGCGAGAGTCCATTCCACATCGTTCTTTGATCATCTCCATATTGAACTT